AAAAGTTTACGGGTGGAGGAGCAAGATATCCCAAAAATGTGAAATCTTCTCCGGTAGCTGTTTCTTCCCAATAATGACAATCAACATCTGAAACTGAAGTGGTATTAAAATCCATTTCAATCTTATAATTCCTCAAATATTCTATTTCTTGCTTGTTATCAAAATAAGTATCATCACAGAATATAAATAAATTATTCGTATACATGGGAATTTCAACCTCAACCCCCGCATTTGTGTGCGGGGCAAAAGTTGTTGTTCCCTCAACACTAGAACGACCAGCTGTACTGGGAGTACCTGTATTGATAACGAATATATTTGCAGCGCCATCTGCTAATAATGACACTTTAAATTGTGCTAAAGCCTGATGCTCAAAGGAACGAGGTACAATTCTAACTCTCTTGCGAAGAGAACCTCTCAATCCTATGAATGCCCTGCGGCACAAATTAAATAACGTTAGCAAATCGAGAGGGTTCGAGCCTCCAGATCTGCCAGGAATGATGGGACAAATAATGCCAACCGGTCCGCTAAGGGTTGAACTGAATTCAGCAGTTCTGGTTGTAGCAAAGCGTTTCAATAGAGGCCTAAAAGAAGTGGGTGTCTCGCCAAAATGATCTTTCGATATATTTTGGATAGAAGCACCCGTAGGATTTAAAGTGAAACATGACACAGGCATATTTGTAACAATATCATCTCCCGATTCAACAGAAACATCTGAATAATTGAGATTTGAGATAATTCTATCAGTAACACGATTGTAAACCATATCATCACTACTAACAAACACATTAATTTCAACACTCGAATCGTCAGGCGATTGAAGAGTATTGATAGGAACAATTGTCAAGTAACCATTAACAAAATCAGCAAAGACATTCGGTGTACCACCCGAATAATCTATATATTGAGATCCAAGATTAACTTGATTGAGTTTTGCCCAAGCACGGGGAAAAGCCCAATCAATACAGATTTCAAAAGAATCTGTTTCCTGAATATCCACGATCTTCAAAAATTTCTTATTGAGATCGAGATTGGAA